ATGTTGATTAAAGATGAGTTCAAAAGGGGTGATTTTTGCATGAGTTTGGGATGCCGAATGGCGGATAAATTTAGCTTTACGGCACGTCGTATTGCCAATCTCTCTGAACCCGGTTTTTACCACGACTCAGAATCCAGAGGACTATATCTTCAGGTGATGCTAGGGGTAAATAAAATCATGCGTAGTTGGATATTTCGCTATACCAGCCCTACTTCATTCAAGCGCAGAGATATGGGCTTGGGCCCGCTAGAGGTCCGCTCACTTGCTGATGCCAGACGGAAAACGCTTGAGCTTCGTAAATTAATTCTAGATGGTGTTGATCCGATAGAACAGCGCAACAGGATTCGGACTGAAGCCCTAGCCGCCACTGAGGATGGAATTACCTTCTCAATTGCAGCAGAGCGTTGTATTGCAGCCAAACGATCAGAATGGAAGAATGCAAAGCATGCTGATCAATGGGTAAACACTATGGCTACCTTTGTTAATCCAAAAATTGGAAAGATGCGGGTTGATCAAATCAATACTGGCCATATCGCCAAGCTTCTTGAGCAAGAAATCAAGAAGAAGTCTGGAGAAGTTGAGGGGCCCTTCTGGAATGTCCGCACAGAAACGGCAACTCGTGTACGCCAACGAATTGAGGTGATCCTTGACTGGTGCAAGGCTCATGAATACATCAAAGGGGATAATCCTGCACGCCTTAAAGGCGCACTAGCCCATCTATTACCAAAGGCCAATAAGATCCAGAAGAAGAGTCACCACCCTGCCCTTCCATTCCTGCAGATTGGTGAGTTTATGAGAGAGTTAAGAACAAAGGGTGGTTTCTCTGTACTCGCCCTTGAGTTCTTAATTCTTACGGCTACACGTACGGGTGAAGTGCTTAATGCCAAATGGGATGAGTTTGATATTGAAAATAAGGTTTGGACCATTCCTGCCGAAAGGATGAAAGCCGGAAAAGAGCATCGAGTGCCACTAAATTCTCGGGCAATTGAGATATATGAATACCTCTCTAAACATCGCGTAAATGAGTCCCTATTCCCGAGCAAGCGTTACAACAAAGATAATATGTCAAATATGTCTCTAATTGCCATCATGAAGAGAATGCCGGCTTATTCTCAATATGTTCCACATGGATTTAGATCTACATTTCGGGATTGGGCTGCGGAGACTACCGACTATCCGAATGAAACTGTTGAGCTAGCATTGGCTCACACTATTAAGAATAAGTCTGAGGCTGCCTATAGGAGGCAGGATCAATTAGAGAGGCGAGCAAGATTAATGGAAGATTGGGCAACTTTCGCTAACAAAGAAATCTTAATACCTTAGCTCAACAGATCATACAAATCAGGCAATAGTTTTAATTCTTAAGGCCAGTCCGTTTAAATCTTCGGATCCAGTTTTAGCCTTTACACGAAGAGTAGTTTCCCTATCTAATTGAAATGGAGAAAGCATTAAAAAAGTTTGAACCACAATAACCTTTGAACCGTCCTCCGAAAAAACATCTTGTGCTGGCATAGGAATTTGTCCGGTTCCCAAAATTACCTCCTGCTCATCACCCTGAAGAACTACAACCTCCAACTCATCAAAGGGATGGTCATTATCAGTAACAACCTTTACTGCAATACAAAGTTTTGGCAATGTAACAGGAAAGCTTGGAAGTACTAGGTCTGAACCATAAACGCCCATATAAGAAAACTTTGATCCAAGTTCCTGCCTAATATCATCGCAATATATAACCTCAATTCGTCTGCCAAATTTACTCATCATTCAAGGCCTTAGTATTTTTAATTGCCTGAGCAAGCTCATCTCTAGTTGTGTCAAATATTTCCACAAGCTTTTCAAAAGTTTTATGCAGCATATCTCGGCGACCAGCCTCAATTAAAGAGTAACCAGACTGAGAGTTTCCCAAAAGTATTGCCGCCTTAGATTGAGACAATCCAGACTTTAGCCTTAAGGTTGCTATGGTGGTTGGCATATTAATACCAGTCATTGAGCTACTTAATCGCTTCCTAGCTTCATCAAGTGCAGCGGCTTTGGTGGGTTGATTCTCGTACTTTCTTACAACATCCTGCATATCATTGAACCCAGCAGGCACAACAGGATGAATCACAACATCCGAGATGAAGAACACATTTTGCGGATGTGTCTCGGGATTAATAGCTGGCATACGAGAAACCGTTGAACTAATAACGGGGGATGTTGAGGGCATCATAGATTTCGAAGATTCTCTTAACTCTTGGATTGCTAGTGTCATAGTCAAAGTCTCTCTTTAAAATAGCTAAAACGTAATATCTATATTCAATAGTGTGAAAGGCATAAATTATTCGATAGTCGCTGGCGCCTGAAAGCCAAAGCAATCTAACCCTCCAAAGGTTAAATTTTGCGGCCCTTGTTTTTTGCCATTCATCCACATTAAATTGAGGTTCGCCATAATTGCAATAACCCCGACTAACCAATCTATCCAACAGATCTTGATTTCCATTTATCTCTTCCAGGAAAACAGTGATATCACCTGCTGAGGTTTGATTAACCTCAAAAATCTGATCCAAATCTGCTTGCGCATCATCATGAATTACCAGCGAATAAACTCTAGATTGTGAGTATCTCATATCTCGGAAGGTATAACCACGATAATTAGCTGTATAAAGGTACAGTATAAAGGGTTCATAGCAATATTTAAGGGAAACCGTTAATGGCCCCTCTCAAAATGCGGTACATCCACAAACCCTTTGAAATTCCCGCCCCACCTATTTTTAGGGTTTAGTCTTTCCCAGTATTCGCCGACCGTACGGATGAGCTCTTTATCCCAGACGAGCTTACCATTCCAAAAGAAGTTCAGATCAATAGCGCAACGTCTTAGGTGATTGCTATTCATAGTCTTTGATCTGCCGGTCTTAAAGTAGATCTCCTGCTGCTCAGGTGAACGCCAAAGCTCACCTCCTGTAACAACCCACCCCTCTGCAGTGGCAAACTGAATGAGTCTACTGACATCAATTAGGAAGGCAGCTTGTTCTGCTACTAGACCACTTACCTTTGTATTCACGTAGCTTCTTCTTTTTTATTTGAGCAATGCATACGCATCTCAAAGATCTTCTCGACTGATCTACCGCCAAAATAGGCCAGCATGACTAACTGGCCCCATTCGCCAAGAAGCCTTACATAGGCTTCATTGATATCTATACCCATTGCTGATAGCAATGCAAATAACAGGTAGGCCGTGAGGATATAAACCAGAGTTCCTGGTCTGATGTTCTTCGATAACCTGGAGTCACTGCCCATATCGGATTGCCATCTGTTAGTGGCATTCTCTTGTGAGGCACGATGCATCTCAGCTAGAAGTTTAGATTCCTCTATTTCAAGTTCTTTTTGCTTAAGCGTGTATTGCAATAGAAGCTGCTCTTGCTCTATCTCTAATTGCTTGAGCTTGATGAGATCCTCATGACTTGGATTCTCGGGAATGCGCGCCCCAATCTTGCTCTCAATGAATTCCTTGCCTTTAGCCTGGACTGCGCCCGCAAGTAAGCCAAGACCATTGACGGCCAAGGTTTGGACTAGAGAGGTAATGATTGGAAGCATGTCGTAAGTTCTTTTCTTGATGCTCGAAGGTATTGATAAGTATGGAAGTCCACCGCCCCACTACCGCCTGGGCTGTTCTTTGGTGTTGGCAGTGGGGCGCAGTTACGCGCGCCCACACACCATGGTTACTTCAACACCCGCAGCCGCACCCAAACACCTGCCGCTAGTGGTCATGGCGATGGCCTTCCCTACTGCTAGCGTTTCTTGGCTCCTTTAGTTTCTTGCGGTAATTCTGGTTCGAAAGCTTTATCTAATGTTTGCTCTTGAGCCGGTAGTCGACCTTCAGCCATCAGTCCTTCTACGATCTCCATAAGACGATCACCATCATCCTCACCAAAGACTTTGGCTACGACTTCATGTCCATACTTGGCGCAGAGTCTGTCGTACTCTTGTTCTGGAGTAATGATGGTTTTATTGGGTCGCTCAAATACCGTGACGTTCTCGCGCCCAAAGAGATTACGAAGAATATTGGTTTCATACGGAGGCACATGCACATGAATTGTTGTAAACGCGTCCCTGCGCACCACCGCTTCCACTTCTCGTATTTGATAATCACTATGAACTAGCTCCTTATGGCTTATTTGATTGTTTTGCATGTCTTCCTCCTTATTGAATGGCTAATACCGCATGGGCATTTGCTCGTGAGATGGATAAAGCACAGCGTAGGTTCACCATGGCGTACATGGCAAGTGTGTCGTGCGGACGGATTGGAGCAACAATGTCTAAGTCATCATCCCGTAGCTTCATAAAGCGAGTGTTGAGGAAATAGCAACGCTTACTCCACTCCACCGTGCGATTGGCCATGGCATCGAGCTCATCAAACTGCGGATCCCAAATGATCTCTACCCCCTTGAAGGCCAAGCCAGTATTTACGCCCGCTCCTACGCCAGCATCGATGTACTTGGTCTCGCCTGATCCAGCAATATGGGTAACAGTGACTTGCTTGCGATAGGTATCAATGAACTTGCCACCGGCGATGATGAAATCAGGGCTACCGCCATGCTTAATACATTGACGCCATGCAGTCTCCATCTCACCTACTAAGTTACCTGGCGATGTTGAGGCAATATCTTTGACTGCGTAGTTACGCCAATAGCTTGCTTTGGCTCGATCAATACCGCCTACCGTACCGGCATCTGGGGCAAGGCTTACTAAGCTATCTAATCCGACTACCGCATCTGCGCCATGTGAGCCATCGCGATGCAACTCTAGGTCCAGCTTATTGAGAAAGCCTTCCCTCAAGACTTCTAATTGCTCGTCCAAGAGGTTGATCAGTTGTACGCGCTCGTTGTATTCCAACTGGAATCCTCGCGCTCCACCTTCTCTGACCTTAATGCCATTACTAAATAGCCTGTCATAGTCAATATAGAGTCCATCTACCGCCCTGCGCCATGGGAATGAGGCCTGCTCAGTAGTATTTCGTTTATTGAACTTGACCGTCTCTTCGCCGAAGGCCCAGCTAAAGTTGCTGCCATGCTCTTTGCGGATGTTCTCGACTACGTTTTGTTTTGCCCCCAATAGGCTTTTACGCCCTTCCATGAGTTTTTTAAGGAAAGGTCGCTCTACCGCGATTTGATCGACCGGTAGATTGCGCAAGTACTCATCTAAGGAAACCTTAGCTAGCTCTTGCAAGTCTGTATTTGAAATTGGCATATGCCACCCCATCAATAGTTATTTAAGAAATTGGTGGCTTCAATACCTGGTGATGGAGCGTGAACCCATCCATTGCTACGCTACTAGGCGCGACTCTAGCTTTAACGCATTGGTCTGAAGCAGTAGTTAGAGTTTTTAGCTCTCACTACATGAATTGATTATTACGTTGGTAGAAGTGGGGTTTGGATATTTCTGGAGTTTTTATTGGCCGATTTATTCACATCGCTATGAGTCTTTATGCCCAATGTGTCATTGCGCCACCTTGGGCATAAAAGAGCGTTTCTTTACCTGTGGCCGTCAAGGGTGCGCAAGCCACCCCTTTGGGGTGCCCTTGACGGAATCACCTTCGCAGCAATTCATTGATAGTCATATGGTGATTTATTTTGTTGACTCTTTGAGGTTCGGCCTCTACATTGCTCATTCATCTAAACGAATACTGGAGAGGTCTCATGGATAAAGAGCAGTGTTATTTCGCGCTTGATTTAGAGCTTAATAATGCCCAAGACAGTTCCACAGTAAATCCAAAGATCATTCAAATAGGGTTAGCGGTAGGAAGCTATCATGACTATGTCAATCAATCCCTATCTACGTATAAATGGTTCTTAGATCCTAAAGAGCCTATTTTTGAGTTCATCACCCAATTAACGGGCATTTGTAATCAGGATATTTCTGACTATTCAGTTCCACATGAACAAGTAGCTAAAGAAATTGGTGAAATTATTACTAAGCGCAATTGCTTTGTTAATCCCATTACCTGGGGCGGTGGCGATTCACTTGAACTGAAAGCTGAATTTAAAGATCGAGGTATAAGCTTTCCCCATTTTGGCCGTCGCTGGATCGATGTCAAAACTTGGTATAGCCTGCACATGCTTGCCATGGGCAAAAAACCCAGTGGCGGTCTATCCTCAGGCCTAGGTTCTTTTAAGCTTCAATTTGAAGGCAGCCCACATAGAGCGGATGTTGATGCTCTCAATACCTTGAGGCTTTTCTTTGAAATCCTTCACAGGCACAATCAGATATATCAGCTGGTAAGCGATGCAAAGGCTGTGAAATAGCCTTGTCTAAAGAGCCTAAATTAGGGTTATTTTGATTCTATAAGCACTTTTGTTGACATTAAACTATAATATATGCATAGTTGTTGACAATAATGGATAAATTGAGGCCCTATGAGCACTTCTGTTGACCAGCTACCCCTCTTGCTTTTTAGCTCAAGAGAAGACAAAACCAACGCCCAGAGAATTTCCCGCTTGGCTAGGTCTGGGCGTTTGCGTCAAATTTATCGCGGCATTTACACCAGCGACATCGCCAGCCCGCTCGAACAAATCATTCGGCCAAATTGGCGGCAAATTACCGAATATCTTTATCCGGGCTCTGTAATAGCCTACCGCTCTGCTCACCTTTGCAAACCGGATGATAGTGGGAATATATTTTTGGTGTCTGGCAATAGAGCACGTCAAATAGAATTTCCGGGGCTGACTCTAAATATCTTGCCAGGTCCTCCTGCAGTTCAATCGCACAAGGATTCGCTTAACGATACCCCTTATGGAAAACTCTTTATATCCTCGGAGGCTAGGCGGCTGTTAGAGAATCTCTATAGCCGCAAAGGCTCAGATCTTCGCACTATGGGTCGCCCATGGGTTGAGTCTTATTTAAGTAAGCTGTGCACCATACGTGGTGAACATAAGCTCAATGCACTGCGTGATGACGCTAAAGCGATTGCCCCTGAATTGGGTCTAGAGGTTCAATTTAAAACACTGAACACGATTGTTTCCGCCTTAATGCAAACTGGTAAGGCTCGCTCTTTAAGGGCAGCTGATGCATTAGCGCGCGCAGCTGGTAAGCCTTATGATCCTGATCGTATTGAGATCTTCGAAACTTTATTTTCTGCTCTAAGAAAACCTTTTTCAATCATTCAAGATCCGGCGAAGACTGGCAAAAGTGCATTTAATTTTGCATTCTTTGAATCGTACTTTTCGAACTACATTGAAGGCACTACATTCACCGTCGAAGAGGCCTCCGAGATTATTTTCGATGGGAAAATCATTCCAAAGCGAAATGAAGATTCACATGATGTACTAGGTACCTTTAAAGCAATCATGGAGCAGCCCTTTCGCTCTAAGCCCCCAAAAGATGAAGATGATTTCTTAGCGTGGCTTTTGCAATGTAACCTCCAAATACTCTCTAGTCGCCCAGATAAAAATCCAGGTGAATGGAAAGAGCAAAGTAACCAAGCAGGAAATACTATTTTTGTTCACCCCGAGCTTGTTAAAGGCACTTTGCGGGAAGGATTCAAGCGCATCGCTTTACTGGAAGACCCATTTGCGCGCGCATTGATGGCGATGTTTGTAGTTACCGAAGTGCACCCATTTATGGATGGCAATGGTCGAACCGCGCGCCTAACCATGAATGCTTACTTAACTCAACATTCCGCTTCTCGCATCATTATTCCCACAGCTTATCGTGAGGATTATTTGCTGCCATTAAAAGCGCTGTCTCAAAACAATGATCCCAATCCTTTCATTCGATCCATGACTCGTGCATGGCGTTGGACCGCTGGATTTGATTATTCGAACTTCCCGAATCTTTGGGAAAAAATGAAGGTTTGCAACGCATTTACAGATAACCCTTCACAGTATCAATTGCTTGATCCTCACGATATAAGCTAAGTTGTAGACGAAAAAGGGCTATATCTGCTGTTTTGTAGACAAAATGAGGTGCTTATGGTGCCTAAAAACATTTCTGTCTACATGCCACTGATTTTGAGTGGCATGTAATTCAGACTTATCTATATTCCCATATTGCCTAGATGTTGAGCAATTCGATCCATTGGGTTTTCGGAGCTAGCCAGTGGCGCACCCAAGGTTGAGGTTCGCGCCCGAATAGGCTGAAGCGTCTGCAGTGGCGTGATCTTTACGTTGGCGAAGCTAGGCTCCGGCATCCCTATTGAGTCGTAGATGGATTCAATCGTAGATTGCCATTGCTCTGGTTTATTGGTTTGCACAAACACCTGCATATAAAAAGGATCAGTCAGATACTTGTAAAAGCATTGAGCCTTAGCCGAATGATCAACCTCATCTTCGCGAGAGTTTAAGTATTTGATGATCTGGTGCTTGGCATCTGATACTAGCTCGGCAGGTTTCTTCTGCTTGGTAGATGCTGACATTGCGTTATCAACAAATTGACTTTCGATTTCATATTTACGAAGAGCATCTTGTAAGCTCACCACAGTAACTTGCAAATCCTCAACCTGCTTTTCTAGATCTCGCTTTTCATTGATGATCTTTTGAATCCGCTCGCACCCACGCTTTGACTTGATGTCGCCAGAGGCTTCTTCATTAGGCTTGTTATTGCTCTCAGGCCTCGAATCCGCAGGCCCAGGGTTCAATACCCGATTGATGAATTCTTCTGCGCTTTCAGTCTGAATGGCTGGCTGTGGGAGTACATCTACATTGATTGCAGCTGGTGCGGGCAATAACTCTCCCAGGTCATAAGCTTGAGGCTCTAGTTCGCCTTCAGGAGCGGTCATCATGGCAGGTACCTGTACCTCACCCTTGACTGGAGCAAAGATTGGCTCAACCGCTGAATCCTCTAACTCTTCTCCCTCTTCAATATCCTCAGATATTTGAGCAAGAGATGCGCTGGGCTTGGATGCTTTACTGAGGTCATCAAGCAAACTAGTAGCCTGACTTTTGGGCTCTGCTTTTTGTACCCTGAGCGCCTTTTGCTTTTCAGCTTCCTGCTCTTTAGCTAATTTGGCAACTGCTTGCTCCTCAGCTTTTTTTGCCTTTTCTTCATCGGATGCCTTCTGAGCTGCTGCTCTTTCGGCTAACTTCAGATCACGCTCTTCTCTTGCCTTTATTCGCCTGGCATGTACTTCAGCCGCATGTTTGTCTTCAGCCTCTTTCCTCAAGCGCTCGCGTTCTTTTAGCTCTTCCCTATTTTGAGCTCTTTGAATGGATCCACCATTGCTGAGAACCTCTGATTTAAAACTCGTTACTTCATTTGCCACCTGCGTCATTGCTGATCTCCTCTTTTAATGAATTACTGTCGTTACTTATCTCGCTATTTACTCTTTGTCGCCTCTCAGAAAATAGATTGACTCCAAAGTTGGGGTCGACATATCCCTCCGCTTGCTTTTCTACATTCGGTATAAATAGATTTGAATCGATACGATCGTCATATCGCAAGACCGTTTCCCGTAGGAGATTACGGATATGTTCGTAATCCATTCCTCTAGCTTGTAGGTTTTGAATTTGTATTGATAGATTTGTAATCATTGGCAGGACTTTCAACCATCCTTCTTTTTCTTCTATGCTATCAGGTGCGCCAGTAGTGCCCGCTCTGATTCTGAGATCGACCATGTCAAAGATTCGATCTTTGGTAAGTGTTGGCCAGTCATAGGTTTTCTCTTTAGTGATAGTGAGCTGACCATCGACCATGGCTGTTCTGGTAATTGGCGCGCCCATATAACGCTCTACCTGTTCGCTTGTGAGTTCTTGCAATAAAACCTGGGCGCTGTATTGCGCTATCTCTTGCAGCCAATCTTCTATCTGATCTTTGAATTCAAATACGCGTCCCGATAACGCTCTTTGTAAGATATTGGCTTCAGTAGCTGTCTTAGGTCTGACGACTGTTGAGCGCGCAGCATCTTGCAGCCCAGTAACTTGTTCCCAGTCATAACGTACTGCACTGGTGTCATATACGATGGGATCTATCTTGGGATGCCCCCTAGGAATAATCACTTGATTAAGGGGCTTGCCTTCGGTATCCACGATGGTGATCTCACCAAATCGTGAATCAGCATGCTTCTTGATTGTTTTCTCGTTGATATCAGCTGATGCCACCCACCCCGGAATGCAAAGGTCTCGATGCTGATTAAATCTATCTCTCGCTTCGTTATGCTCATCTTGCAGTCGTTCAGTCAGATCAACTAGGCTTGGCCCAACAAACTGACCGTCAACTACCTGATAAGGTAATAGGAAGAATGGGTACCAGCGCTCACCAGCCCTTGGTGGGGAATAAGGCTCACGCAGCCATTCAGACGCGCCCTCCACCATGGTGTAAACGCGCTGGGTAGCTCTATCCCAGATTTCCAAGACTGCGATCTGCTGATCATCACTTACCGGACTTTTGCTTGCATCCATATGCATGGAGGCTAAGCGCCTGGCTTTCTTATGTGAGGGTTCGCCTTGGCCTGGTTGGTAGATCTTGGCGCTAGCGAGGTTCTGCTTATAGAGCGCTTCTGCTTGGCCACGCTTCATGGGGATGATTTGGCAGATCCAGTCCGCATCGGTGTAATCCCAGAATTCACAGATTGAGGGATCGATGAGGAGATTTTCTGTAAGAACTCTGTCGATTACTAGGCCTTCAGCAGATTGCACTTCTGATTGCTCATATAAGGATTTGATGAGCTCTTCTAGCTCTGCCTTCTTAGCATCATGATCATGATGATGGATTGAATCATTGTCATGTAGGTCTTTATTTAGATCATGTATTGCTAGGAGGTTCTCTTGGGCATCGTTAATACGACCTTGTATGTATCCATCCTTGCTGGGATCTCTTTGATACATCACTTTAAGAATGCCGAAGCTACAGGTCAGCGCAGCCCTTACAGTAGACTTTGCTCGATTCTTTAATTGGGCATGCTCTAAGGCTCTATTGGTAACTTTTTCTAATGTTTTACAGAAGAGCTTGATATCCTCGCCCGAGTGGGTTGGGGTTGTGGAGATCTCTGGGTTTCTTGCGTATACATTTGGCAGAACGGCAGAGATAGTGCCGTGTATTAAATTGGCTCTAAGGCTGTAGAAGTCTTTGCTGGTTGGGTCTGCATTCCAATTAAAGCCGGCTACGGTATTACGGTTGTGTCTTACGCGTTTATGGAAGGTTGCCCAGTGAGCGCGCGCGTGGGTGATGCGGGCGGTCCATTTTTGCTGAAGAGGTTTCGAGTCTTGGGGCACATGATATTTATAAATTACGTGTGGATGAGTCGTGAATGTATTTGGAATAAATTTCGTGCTACGAAGACTATCAAGTAATAATTGGATAGATGACTATTCAATTAGAGCATACAGCTAAAGACCCAGAAAAGACGATTCACACTTCTTTAAAGAATACATAAAAGACAAATACTGTTAGCCTTAAAACATAATGACTCCGTCTTAATTACTCTATTTACCTGTAAAAATCGGAGGCCTCTTTTCAAAATGAGCAAGAACACCCTCCTTATAGTCGTCAGTAGACTCAAGTGGTCGTCTGATATCTTGATCAACCTTGAGTGCCTCATTGAACGGCAAATCAATACCTGTATTAATTGATTTTTTTAAACCAGCCAAACCCAATGGACTAGTTAATTCAATGCTAGATACAAACTGAAGGGTAGTTGGCATCAAATCATCTATCGAAACAACGCGATGAATCAATCCAAGACCTAATGCATCAGCTGCGTTTAACCTGCGGGCTGTAAAGAAAAATTCCTTAGCTTTAGCTTCTCCAATAATTCTTGGTAGCATAACAGCTCCACCTCCACTTGGATAAGCACCTAGTGTCATTTCAGGCCAACCAAACTGAGATTTATCAGATGCAATTCTAAGATCGCAATAAATAGCTAATTCAAGTCCACCGCCAAGACACCACCCATTTATAGTAGCGATAATAGGTAGGGATGAATTTCTAATAGCCATATTCAGATCAAAAAGGGAGCGGCTCTGGATCCATCTTTGATCTGGATCCAATGTACGCCTTTCTTTTAGATCAGTCCCGGCACAAAAAGCCTTTTCACCAGCACCAGTAATAATAATTGCACGGATACTGCTATCACTTTCAGCGCGAATGATAGATTCACGAAGATCGATAGCTAATTGGAGAGACATGGCATTCATTACCTCAGGCCGGTTCATTGTCAACACTAGTGCTGAGCCGTTTTTACTTTCAAGTAATGGGTTCAC